TAAGTTTTACCAGTACTAGTTTCACCAGCAATGGCAGTAATTCTATTGCTACTAACCCCACCGCTAATGGAACCAGAAACCAATCCATTAAAGATAAGCGATCCCGTGTCGATATATGCTTCAGTAGTTTCTTTATCGGCTGCCACTTGTGCATAATCAGACCCGATTTCTTTTACTATTTCTTTTAGAAAGTCCATTCAAATACCTAATAATTTACGTTGTCTATTGAAGTAATTGTGTAATATCCAACTGCTACTATTCAATTTATCAGTTCCACCTACACCATATTCAAACTTTACTCTATCATTGTCAGCATAACCAACAACTTCTGGAGTATTTTCTTTACCACGATCTCCACCGTTACAAAATATAACAGTGTCAGCAATGTCTAAGCACTTTGCAATAGCACCACATGCAGAATCATCTGCATCATCCCAAGATATAACAGCATCTACCATGTCTAAGTGACGAAGTATATCTGCTCTCTCTGTCCAAGACTGAAAGTACTGTCCTTTCTTTCTTGTAAGCCAAGGATCACCATTCAATCCTACTACAAGATAATCTGTGTAATCCTTTGCTCTTTCAAAATAACGAAGATGTCCTGAATGAATGGGATCAAACCCACCAGTAACAAGACTCACTTTTTCAAAAATCATTTCTTTAGACGAGGTACTTGGATAGTCCATGCTGGAGACACTAGATCTACCAGTTCAAACTTAGCAGCATTCTTTCTTTGTTGCTCAAAGGTAGCAGCAGGTTCATTACCAGCAGTCTCACCATAATGAGTTTCTTTTATGTCCAAATATTCTAAGATAGAATCATCAATCATATAGAATAATGTATCCCAAGTCAAAGTATCTCTTAACTTAACTGCAATTCTATCAATATCATTCTCATCAAGATATTCACCCTTGGATATCTTCTCAGAATAATCCTCACCTTGAGTGATAAGTTTCGCTCTGATCGTTACCAACTTATTAAGGTTGATCGTGATCTTTACATCATCATCAATTTCCATCAGATAATCATACCATGTGATTCACGTAAAATTTTCTTATATGGACCACCAGGATTTTCATCCCTTGTCTCTTTGACTAACTTTAATTTTTGATACAATGCCGTATCACCTCCTAAAGTCAATGCTCTAACAATAGTAGAGAGCTCTTTATCGTTGATAGGTAAATCCATTTAGAATACGTAGTGTTTACATTATAGCATCAAAGAAAGAAGGAGTCTAGTGTAGCAGTTTTTTCAACTGACCAACCAATAGCATCCAATATAGCTTTCAAAGGTTCAAGAAAAGACTTCTCAAACATAAGATTATAATCAACATATTTTGCCAAACCCAACTCTACAGGAAAATCTGATATGAATGATATAACATTCTCATGTATATGATTTGGTTTAGTAAGATAGACAAACTTTATCTTCTCACCATTGTTGATAGCACTATATTTACCCTCTAAATTATTTTGCTTGATATAGTGATTATAAAGAAGAGATCCCCTAACATGCATAGGAGTTCCTTTGGCATAGATGGATAGATTACTTTTATATTTGTCAACATTATTACATGATCTAGGAAATGCTATTTCAGCAGGATCCTTTTTCTTAAACTCAGTTCTCATGTTATCAATATACTTGATAACATCATCCTCAGTTTCATTCATTATAATATTCAAAGCATCTTTGATCATCTTCCTACAAGGAGCAGGTGTGGATGACTTTACTGCTTCAATACCCATCATTTTTAATTTGGGTTCAGCAAATCTAACTCCTTCAATATCCCATGCATTGAGTATGTAGCGTTTTTTTGCAGTCCATATTCCACGTTCAGCAATCGTCTCACGCTTCATGAACATCTTCTGATCGTAAGCGTTTACGTATTTGGCCAACGCTTCATAAGAACTCGAAATATACTTTTCAAATTCCACTTCACAGATCTTATCAAGGAACGACACAATGCCCTCAACATTCTTCTCTCTATCCTTGTATACGACTTGAACCAAAGGACCAAGATGCAAGTAAATAGAATCGGTGTCAGATGCAATAACATAATCTTTCTCCTGTGTTTTTAGTACATTATTCATGTACTCATTCATTCTTTTTTCTATCCATCGTATGCTGAACTGACCACCGAGAGTAATAGCTTCAGCATTCGCCAACTTATAATAACGAAAATAATTATTCCCGATAGCACCATAAGCACTATTGAGTTGGATTTTCTTAGCCATCTGAATGTTATTACATCTTGAAATTTCTTTTTCAAGTGTCTTGGATGGCTTCTTCTCATAATCTTTTTTTGCTTTAAGCATCTTCTTCTTGAAGATGACACGTTCTCCATAAATCTTCTCCATTAATTTAGGAAGGAATCCACGAGTCTTAGTGGTAAACATAGCACCATTAGGACACACAGTAACATCCTCAAGTGAGGATAAATCAACCTCCCTATTGAGAAGTTTATCTACACTTACATTAGGATACCTATCATCCAGAAGAGTCTCTGGACTTATATTATACTGCATTATAAGATGTGGGTATAGTGAGTTCAAGTCAAATGATACAACCCAATCATACATACCTGGTTTAGGTTCCTTCACGTATGCACCAGCATACTTCTCACTCTTATCTTGATCAGTCTTAGGTGGTATAACAATATTCTTCTTCTTTAGTTCATTGTAGATAATCATATCCCACATACGAACCTGATAAAACACATCAGTAAAATTCACCTTAGCATCATATGCCATAGTGACAGCAAGTTCAATGAGTTTCATCTTCTCTTCAAGACCGTCAACAATTCTAACGTCTTGTATGTTGTAGTCTACAAACTTATTCCATGCCTTTGTGTAAAAATCTTTAAAGGTATCAAACTCTGAGTGGTCTAACTTCTTCTGACCCAACTCCACTTCACCAATATAATCCAACCTATAAGACTCCTGTGCCTTGTAGGTAAACTTCTTATATAAATCCATGTAATCAAGGACTGTAACACCACCAATATCATATACAAGGTGTGGTCTACCCTGCATATAAATCTCCTCATTGGTCACCAAACCCCAAGGAGATAGTTTCTTCATAGCCTTCTCACCAAGCACTCTGGTGATCCTCTTAGCAAGGTATGGTATGTCATACAACTGACAGTTCCATCCAGTCACAACTTCTGGTGGATCATGTGACCAAAAGTTTATAAAGTGTTGAAGTAAATCATACTCATCATTACACTGCACATACTTGACCATCTTATCTTGATGACGATAAGGACCAACACCAAAAGTTAGAATCCTCTTAGTAGCATAATCCTGTAATGTGATACAGAGCATTTCCTCATCACACTTCTCCACTGTAGGGAAACCTTTTTCAGATTTGACCTCAATGTCAATAGTTACAAGTTTGATCTTATTGATATCAAATTTTATTTCCTGCTCTGGATATTTCTCAGAAATATACTGGTAGATATATCTGTTATTACCATATATCTCAAACCCCTTCACATCCTGATGACTTTTGATGAACTCTCTAGTCTCACGAACAGTACCTGGTTTGATGGGTTGAACATTCTTACCATCTAAGGTTTTATATTTTGACCTCTTCTTACTAGGAACAAACATAGTAGGTTGAAAAGGTTCTCTTGATGTAAAACTCTTTCCATCCTCATACCCCCTGACCAAGAAATCATTCCCGACCATCTGTACGTTAGTATAATACCTCATTGTATATGCTCCACAAAATTATCATACATGAATTTGATTTCTTCTTTGTTCATATAGGGTGATGGCATATCAAGCATTGAATTTCCCTCAGTATTCAACTGACAGATTACATCCTTGTCTATGAACCCCTCATCCTCACACACTTTTCTCAATTTAGTACCGTGATATGGGGTAAATATAGCACAGTTTATATCCTTACACTTCAATTGTTTAGCAAACTTGACAGTATCCCAAGCATATTCAAGAGTTTCATAGGGATAACCCACAATAAAATTACAATCAGTATTCAACCCATTATAGTATGCTCTGTCAAAAGCATCAAGAGCTAACTGATTATCATACCTACGACCAATGACTTTAGCACGATACTCTGCATTACCATGCTCTACACCAATACTAATACTAGCACATCCTATCTCAACCAACTTCTTTGCTTGATAATCTGTGAGTAATTCTGGTCTGGTCTGACACCAAAATGGAATACTACCATACTCTTTCCACATAGAACAGAAATTATCAAAATCTTTAGGTGGCATAGTGAGTAAAGTGTCAGTGACAATCCACATGAACTCTACCTTATGATTCTCTACAAGATGTTTAACCTCATTCTCAATATGTTCTATTGATCTATGTCTATAAAATTTACCTGCATTCTCTTTGTTGTATATGATAGTCTTTTCTGGAGAATTACAAAAAGCACATGTAAAAGGACATCCTCTTTGAGTTTCTAACAAACCAATCTTTACTACCTGACCTTTGAATGGTCTATATAAACTCTTCTCTGGAAAGATATCTAGATCTCCAATAGGAAGAGTATCAACATCCAAAGCATATCTTATTTGATTAGGATATACGTTAGCAATATTCTTACAAGATTCACCTCTTTCTATAGCAGCAATCATCTCAGGTATCGCTTCATCTCCTTCTCCACGACAAATATAATCACACTTACCTTCAAATATTTCTGGTGCTGAAGTTGGAAAAACTCCACCAACAATGCTAGTGAAGTTACAGTCAGATACTTTATCCATCATCTTTTTCCAGATAGCATAAGTATCCTCAACTATAGAAGATATAATAACATCTGGTTTATACTCTAGTACCTTCTTCCTCCACTCAGAATACAAATCTCCATCATTAGTAGACCAATTATATTGAACTGGTTTTACTTGTCCTCTCTTTGCTCGTTCAGCATTCCTATCAGCAGCACCATCATCTTGAGTAAACCATGTACCATCAAATAATTCTATATCAGTATAACCTGCACGTTTTAGACAAGCACTGAGAATTGATATGCCACCAGGAATTGTTACCCTCATATGAAGGTTGGGATAACAAAAGAGGATTTTCATTCAGATACTTTCTTCGCAGTAAGTGACTGATACTTATCTAAATGAATTTTATCTGGTTCTAAAATAGTAAGAAAACTATCTGAATGAACCATCATCTCACGTTGCATAGAAAATGCTGGCCAATGCTCCAAGAACTCTCCTTTGAGTTCAAACGGTTCTATTAACTTACAATCAGGTTCACCCATCTCCGAACCAACCTCCTCTAACCTTGCTACAAGAACAAGGTTATTTTTGAATATAATTGTTTTGATCATAAAGATAGACTTCTTGACTTTAAGTTTACCACAGTTGAACGTATTTTGTCAATATAACCCTGATTTCTTAGCTCTTTGAAAACCATATTCTCAAAACCATACTCACCATACTTCTGAAGTGATACAGATCTACCAACTCTAAGTCTCTTTACTAATGACTGGAGTGCTTCTGGATCCTCACTCTTGATAAAACAATCTATCTTATGCTTTAGATTTTTTACTTTCTTTTCCAATTCTTTTTCATCAAGATCATCTTCCATCTTCTCTGGTTTCTGTATCCATGTCTGCTTCATCAAACTATAAACACCTTGACTCTTCTTACGAGTAACACCAGGTCTTTCAATATAAGGTTCTGCTTTTGCTCCAAGGATAGTTACATTATGAGTCAATTCCCAAAGAGT